GGGTCTGCGTGATAAGGCGTGAATCGCATAAAATTAGCATCGCCTACGCCTCCCACATAAATACCTGCAACTGCTCGATTGGTATCATCATCGTATAAACTGAAACCACAAGAGTCGTCAGCTCTAAAACCAAGAGGAATCCCACTTGTACCAATAACCTCAACTCGACCTGCTTGTCGTGGACTATAACCTTTTTCTGTTTTGCCTAAATAACCAAACAATCCCCAAGATAATCCGCCCATGTGGCAGGTCACAAAGTTTCCTTGACGACGAAGTTTAATATAAGCACCAGGTTTTAGGTTTTTAGTTACAACATTAACTAAACCTGTATCACCATCAATAACCACCCATTTCTTATTTCGTTTTTGCCATTTCCAAGCTCCGACTCCACCGCCATCTGATGACTCATAGATAGTCCCGTTAGGCTCATTGCCTTTTATTTTGGGCTCCTCTCCTGTTATTTTGTCACCTGTTGTATCAGGCTTATCAGGGCGACCTTTACCGAGTACAACAGTTATGGCTTTAACATCTCGCCCGATTTGCTCGATTACCTCAGGTAATTGTTCTAAAAAGCTCATTAGCTATTTTTCCCACGTTGATAAGCTGCCTTTAAGTCCATTGCATTTAAGGCGTTAAGTTTCTCAATCACACCGTCTAAACTCTGTTTAAATTCGGTCAGTTTGCTGGTTAATGCCTCAGGCGCACTGCTTCCGCTTGCTTTGAGTTTGCGTAATTCTTCCGCGAGCTCTCTAAACGTGTCTAAATCGGCTGATACCTCACCGCCTAATAGGTCATTTTTAAGTTGGGTGACCTTAGCATCAATCTGAGCCAAAATAGCTTTGTCTTGCTCGCCTAAGTAAGTTGCAAATTCGGTTAATAATTGTTGGATAGTTTGTGTTGTCATAGTCGTCCTATTTTGTAGTTTAGTATTAGATCGTTGATATTAGGGATTACAGGCATGTATTGTTGATTGGTTAATTTAACCTTGAATACCCTCTTGCCTATTAGTTTCACCTTTATTTTGGGTTTATCTCTAACTTTGATCGTTATTGTTTTATCCACTAATCCACCTCTCTGGTCACATCTGCTAATAGAGCAAAATCTCCCCCAGCTAACGTGCGTACTAGTTGATTACCGTCAATGCTTTGCAAATCCCATTTAGCACTTTCCCAAGTGGCATTTTCGGTTTTATCATGGCTTATGCTGACCTTAATCAGGTTATTCTCGACAGTAATATCACCAGTTTTACTGGAGAGTTTGATAATAGGCTCGCTTTTCTTCATTGGCTTAATATGCAAATCAAACCGATAACCACTAAAATCAACCGCACTTTCATCTTCGTGCGTGACTTCAAACGCCCACCCTTCGTCGTCTCCACGAATCATTTCCAAATCGATTGTTTCCATTTCACCTCCAATAAAAAACCGCCCGTAGGCGGTATCTCTAATAATTAGATGATTAGATAACAATTTGTCCTTGCTCTTTTAAGTAAGCATAGATGCGGCCTAGATCGATTTCCTCCGTTGTTTTGCCAATGTCATCTTGAGTTAATGGCTGTCCAAAAATGCTTTTTGCTGCGGTTGGATCAATCCATTTATATTCAGAGATGATAGGCGTAAAGTCTGTCACTGCCCCATCATTGTCTGTGCCAGTACCAAGTACATATTTAGCATTAATGGAGCCGTCCTCTTGTTTTGAGTATGCGGCAATTACTGAATACATTGTGTTTAAGATTTTGTTAAATGTTGTCATAAAAAACTCCTATTTATTAATAAAAAAGCCATGGTGTTATCCATGGCTATTGGTTAAATGTTTGTAAAGTGAATTTGGGCTAAACCTGTAAGGCTTATCTATTCCAAGGCATTCTGCGCACCATTCCGAACAAAAATATTTTGTTTTGCTGTCTCTAATTCTTAAGACAACACCGAGTGCGCCAATAAGGTCATATTTCAATCCTTTTGTCTTTTCAAAAAATGCTATCACTTCTTCTAGTGAGATTTCTAGTTCAACTAAATCCCACCGCTCTGGAGGTAGCTCCATTATTTTTTTACGCACTCCCCCATCTCGATTACTTGCGCTAAAACAAGTGTACATCTTAGATGGCTGAGGGTTAGATATTGCTATTTCGCAATGACTGTATGACCCGTGCGTAAAAAATTTTATAGCATCATCAAAAAAGCGGAATAATGCATTTTTAACACTATTCCGCTCTCGTTTATGCTTATAAAAAGCAATCACCACTTTAGACATAAGATTGACTCCATCCCTGGTTAAGGTCGATATTTTCAGGCGTATCTGATTTATCAACTTGCGCTTTTAATACTTCGGCGTTTCGGTAATCGTGATCTACTTTGCCCTTGATTGCTTGCGCCAATGCTTTAAATGTATCTAAATCAAATTGCACCCAATCATTTTCGATTGTTTTCCATTGTCTCGGCTCAAAAGTGCCTAATACAATGGTTAGTCCCATACCGTCATATTCTTGGCGTGCCACTTGGTCAGTATGAAAATGTTTAACTTGACCATTTGGTAAAGTGACCTCTACACCAGTTCTCGTTGCTTGTAAGCGGCGATTTTTAATGGTTTCCCATAATTCATCGCGTTTCTTGGCGAGGTTTTGTTGGATTAAATCCGAATCGATTTCCCAATCGTGTTTTTCGTCGTTCCACTTGTGATTTTCGCTTGGTTTGACGCCACTACATCCAACGGTATATTTATCTATACGCCAAAAGTGACCTTGAGTATCGAGTGTTTCTTGGATTTTTTCGCGCTCCTGCTCTGTGATAAGACACGTTTCATCTGTAATTTCTTCTTTTCGATTAATTACAGAAATTAGTTGTTGATCGAATAGAAATACTTGCATTTTGTTTCTCCATATTTTAATTGTAAGGAATTTCATCAAAAGACGGTAAGTGTGAAACGTCTATTACATCTAAATATATTTCTCCACTTTGTATTTTTCTATTAGATGGCATATAGAATAATTTATTTTTTTCCAAATTATTGGCTAAAATTGTTCTAAATTTAGTTCCAGAAAGACTATCAATGATTAAAGGTGTTATAATAGATCTGCTTGTTTTTTCGTCATAGTAATACATTGTAGGTGGCATAAGGCAGGCGACACGTCTATCTTTATAAATATTGCTATGTCTTTCAAAATTATTATCAAACATATTTCCACATTTTATACTTTCTAATGGTTTATATACCTTATTATTTAGTAGCACTTCTTTAAAAACTTTTATGCCATAGTTGGCAGTATTTAAGGTATTATCTACAAATTCAAATAAATGAAAACCAAAATCCATATGATAAAAAGGATTATTACTGCTATAACATTTAGTATTTATTGCATAATCCCAATCAGGAGACATTGGTATATATCTGCCTTGAGCAGATTTATATCTACTTCTAGCAAAAGTTTCATCAGGATAAATTATTAAATTACTCACTCCATTAGTTGTTTGATCATTATTTGATTTACTATGGAAAAATTTTGATTGAGGTTCTATGAAAAGTAAACAATTTCTATCAACAGGTAGCTTTTTACTAAAAATTGCACTATGTAATGTGCATTTATACGACCTTTTATATCTTAAATATTTAACAGGGATTTCTGAAGCTACCATTTTGCGCTGTAAATTAGGCAATGAAAAATGTGTATAATTCATTGACATACCATAACTTGTCATTGAGAAAGTCTCCGAAAATCTGCCATAATAACACCATAGCCAATAGTAATATCAAAATAACTATCTGCTGAAAATTGAATATGGTCTAAAATATATTTATTTTGTGAACTAGCCCATTCAATTTTAGGACAATGATATATAAAATCTTCTGACCTAAACTGCTCTATTCTTACAAATGGTATATAATTTAAATAAATTGCATTTTTTCCATACTTTCTAACAAACTCCAATCTTTTATTTTCATTTAAGTCTATATAATCCTTATTTAATTGGATTTGATATTCAAGCGGAATATTTATTTTATGATTATAGCCTTTGATATGAGCAGTGCCTAATTCCAAATAATAACTGTCTAATATGCTATTATTTATCCGCAATCCATAATTACTCATACTTATTCCCACACTTGCGAAATATGGTCTAGGTCATAATCACATTTAACCTGTTTACGATAAAAAGGCGAGCCCTCAACGGTAGTCAAGGCTCGCAAGGCAAACAAACTTGGATCAACACTAAATCTAGGACAATCATTGACTGTCAAAAATGTTACTAATGATTCACCACGTGCTAAAAATGATTGTTTATTTACCCAACTTACAAGCTCAATCGTAGTATTTTTATTGATGTAATCAATAGTCAAACGCCCAGCGATATGCCAGGCGCAAATAGGTTTTTCCGTAAACGATTTATCAATCGGTACAGGCTCATTGATGTAATACATAACTCTCCTTAGGATAATTTACCAACTTTAACAACCTCTGTTCCACCATCCCAAACGTGTAACGCTCTTGTAGCGCTAGATAACTCAATACCACCGCTGGCATCTCGGCTAATAAGTCTAAAACCACCATTAGACTGCACCTCAAACAAAGTGCCAAAATTACCATTTAAGCTACCAATTTTAAGTGAGCCACCAGTGATAGCGCCTAAATCAGCACTAATAGATGATATGCTAGTTACGTTTAATTTATCTGCAGTTAGAGAGCGTGTCGCAACATGGTCTGCACCAATACTCTCAGCCGCAACGTGTTTAGCCGTTACTGCTCCAGCTGCAATCTCATTAGCAGTAATGCTATTAGCTGCCATTTGTTGCGTGGTGATTGAGTTAGTAACAATCGACCCACCGTGAATAGCGGTTACACCTGCATTTTGCCATGGGCTAGGTTCAGTTGTGTGTTCGGTGCATTCTTCAAGCATTGGGTTTGCAATTTTAAGTGTGGCGCCGGATTGTATGTTACGCATGACGCAAACAACTGATACATAGCCAGAGCTAGGAGCGGTAAAAAATACATGGTTGCGAGTTAATGGGTCAACGCTACCGACATTCTCCTCCATTGCACCGCTTTGTGAGTACCCAGGAATATTCCTACCTTTTCGTTCAGAAAAAGCAAAATTCCTGACCCATGAGACTCCGTCACTAGCAATCTCTTGCACTATTAGCTCGCCAGTGCATTGCCAAGCATCAATAAAGGCTGATAAACAGTATCTTTGGTTAGGCACAACACTAACTACTTGTTCTGCAATATTCCACCAGCTCGACACACCAGAATTAGCCCAAACTTCGGCAATCAAAACAGCTCCATTGGTAAGTAATCCATTGAACTTGGTACTTGTCCGTCTTATTAGTCTTGTTGTTTGCCTTGCCAGACTGCCATTACCTCTATTCTCACTCCAGCCATAGGCCTTGTTATCAAAAATAGGATTGTAGAGCAAGTTTCCACCTAGTCCAATTGCCAATTTATCCGTTGAAATTTGACCTGCTTGTATATGGTTAGCGTTAATTGCACCTGCTCTAATTTTTCCTGCGTCAACAGAATTAGCACCTAATTTGTCAGTTGTGATTGCCCCAGATTGAATAGCATTTGCACCCACACTATTAGCTGATAATTTTTCTGCCGTGATTGCACCGCCCATAATCTTAGTGGCAGTAATCGCATTTGTAGCGATATTATCTGCGGTAACAGCATTAGCACCTAATTTACCTGCGATAATAGATCCTGCTTTAATATGGTTGCTTTCAATGGCATTTCCTGCAATTTTTTGCGCAGTAATAGCATTAGCATTGAGTTTATCGGTAGTGATTGCATTACTTGCTATTTTGTCTGCTGTAATCGCATTAGACGTAATTTTTTCAGAAGTGATTGCACCACTTAGGATTTTCTCGGTTGTTACTGCATTTGTTGCTAAACGTTGTGTATCAATAGCATTAGCTGAAATCTTCTGTGCGGTAATAGCATTAGCTTGAATTTTGTCAGAAGTAATAGCATTTGAAGCGATTTTATCTGCTGTAATTGCATTACTACTAATTTTCTCTGCTGTAATTGCACTTGTGTTGATTTTTTCAGCAGTAACAATATTTGCCCCTAAGTGATTTGTACCGATAGAATTAGCTGAAATCTGATTAGCTCCAATCGTACCAGATAGTTTATTCGTAGGAATTGCAGGCACTTTAGAAATATCAAGTGTGCCTGTAATCTTTGTCGCACTAATTCCTGCTAATTGAGCGTCACTAATTACACCGCTTAATTTATTCGTAGGAACGTTAGGGATACGCTCAATCGCCAAATTACCTGTTTTAATTTTACTTGCGTCTAATTCCGCAATTTGATTATTTGTTAATAATCCTGTTAATTTATTTGTAGGGATAGACGGAATTTGTGCAATATTGATATTTCCAACTAATTTAGTTGCACTAATTTGTTCGATTTGTGCGTCAGTTAATTTTCCTGCTAGATTTGCTGTTGGGATTGGTGCAAGTTGACTAGGCTGAATAATACCTTTAATTTTACCTGCTAATAATTCGGTTTCTAACGGAACGTATTTTGTGCCATTCCAAGTGTACGTTTTATTAGAACTTTCATCATAAACCTGTTTTTGACCTTGATATACATTAACATCTAAACTGTCAACATATTTCGTCATACCTAGTTTACGAGCAGGTAAAGCAGTATCAATTACCTCATTTACAATGTTCTTAGATAGCTTTTTATTCAGCACCTCTAATTCGGCATCAATATCTACCGCGCTTTCACCTTTAATTCCTGACTGCTGATTAAATGGGCCAACATTCACACCTCGAGTATGTCGCAACCAGTAATATCTAACCTGTTTTGCGCCAACTTCGTGCGTGTACGTTCTTGCCGTGACTTTCGTCAAACGTTTGGCAGTTTTAATGTCATCTGTTTCACTGGCAAAAATTTCTGTCGCCGTCGCATCATCAACCCAATCCCACTCAAGCGTGATATTACCCAGACCGCCTGTTGTTCTTACGCCTGTTGGCGCTGGCGGTTTATTGATGGTAAAAGTCTGAGTTTTTTCGCTCAATAACTGCCCATGCTCATTTTTAACCTGGATAAGGACGCTATAATCCCCATTTTCGAGACTGTCTATATTAAGATTCGGAGATGGTTGTCCTAATCGCACGTCATATAGCACACCGCCTTTATAAATGCGGATATCGTATTTGACGATACCATTACCGCCAGTCACGCTACTGTCAACTGATACGCTACCATCTGCATTTACTGCCACACCAATGTTACTAATTTGCGGTGTGGTAAGTACGGTCGTTCCTACTGGCTCAAACTTAGCACCATTATCAACAATAGCCTCTTTTTGTGGCTCGTGTTGTAACGCCATAATGGTGTACTTGCCTTTGCTCTCCTCTTTTACAGATAGCGCCTTAAATAATTGGCTTGTTACTTGTTGAGTAGTCAAAGACCATACGCCGTATAGCTCCAAACCTAATGGCGGTTGATCGAGCGTCACCTCTGCACCATTGATTGAGATAATCTTAATATTTTGATGCTTAGCATTGGCATTGATATAGCTAAGATAACTATTACCGCTAAGGGTGATTTCGCGATCTAATGTTACGGTCATACCATTGACTGCTAAAACTCGACCGCCAATATTAGTGCCAGCATAGTGCGTATCAGCGACTTTAATAATGTCGCCAGGGATATGCATTAGCCCTTCTGCACCAACAGTAAAGGTAACGGTTTTAGTTTCTAGTTTTTCTGTTTGCAACAACCATAAGGCAGTGCGGTGCGCTTGTCCTCTTGATGTACAGCCAAAAGCCGTGATTTTCTTAACGTTTAATCCGTTTTTGCGGATAGATTCGTCATCAGAGACATACTCAATAGCCTTTTCATAGCTATTCTCTTTATCCGCGTATTCAACTTGGATTGCATTATGGCGGGATTTTCTGGCTGAAAATGTATAACTAAACCCGCTTTCATCTACATTGGCATTTGTATAAGTCCAGACTGGATCTGCTGGTCTATCCATAACAACTGTGAGCTGCTGACCATTCCAGACTGGCATTGCTCTGAAAATTGAGCAAATGTCATTAATAACTTGATAGGCTGAGCGTTGTTCGGTCAACCAAACATTACAGGTAAATCTTGGCTCTTGCCCACCAAATCCATCTGGCACTAATTGGTCACAATATTGGGCGACTTGATATAAAGCCCATTTATCCGCGCCAAACTCGCCTAATCGTCCACCCAAGCCATAGCGTTTATTCGTCACCACATCATAGAGCACCCAAGCAGGATTATCTGTCCAGTCAATTTTAAATGTGCCATCCCACATACCCGTATATTTCCGAGTACGAGTGTCATAGTTGCTTGGTACTTTGACTTTTAATCCAAGTAGGTCATAGGTACGAGTAGGGATATTGCTAAAATACTCCGAGTCAAACTTAACCCCCATTAAAGCCGTGTTTGGATAAGTAAACTCGGTATCAATAATTTCAGTGTAGCTAGACCAAATGGTGTTATTTTGTAGGCGCTGCGTTGTGCTATCGTCTGTAGTCCGTTCCACCTTGACAATAAATGGTACGCTAGGCAGATTGTCAAAAGTATGATGTTGCAAATACTGAGAGCTATACTTGCCACTAATTGACACAGGGTAAGTTCTTGAGCCGATAGTAATAATAAAGTTTACGGATGTTCCGTTAGTGTCACCATTATCTTCTTGTTTAAAAAGCGATTGGACACCAATGGTCAAGCGTAATCGAGATACTTTGCTATCGGTCACGGTTCTTGTAAGCGGTAGATTTTTTTTAACTAGAGCGCCAACACCTACTTCTTTCTCGGAGGTGTTAAACCCAGCCATTAAATCCTGTACTTGGCCGCCTACACGCCCCTCTACCTGCACATTTTTAAAATTATAAGAGCCGTCTTTGTTTTGCACTGGTGTTTTGTCAAAATAGATGGACTTCATCCCATCGGCTAAACCGTAAACCTCGCCCTCTGATATTACTTCAACAATTTTGACAAGTTGCTTACTTCTTCCGCTCTCTTTTGCCTCGACTGGAGTATGACCACCGCCGCCACGACCTTTACCCATTGAAAACTCCTTAAATTTCAGTATCCATTGTTTCTACACCCTGAGATATGATGAGAGAGCCTACCCTTATTCTCCCATACGCCAATGGCATAGGTTTTCCCTGCGCTGTCATATTCGACAGGTTCGAAAATGCCGTAGATTGTTTCTTTTCTTTTTCAGTGCCCATTTTCATTTCTGGCATTTTTGTGAGCATTTGAGCAACACCGCCCAATAATAGAGATGCGCCAACAGAACCCACTATCCAAGCGGCATTGGTGCTGATAATGCCAGCAAGCGGACCTAAAGCGATTGCACCAGCAATAATTGCGACACCCGCAATCACGCCAAATAATCCGCCACGTTTTGAGCCTTTTAAAACAGGTGTAAAATGCACTGTTGCATCATCTTTTAGTTTGTGACTCAGCCCTTGCTCAAGATAGCGATTATCAAAGTAGTCTCGCCCTACTCGCACGGTAAATAGTCCCTGCTGAATGAATTGGCGCAATTTAGGAATTTGGCTCGTTAAGGCTTGGACTATCTCTGCCGTAGTTTGGCAATCTAGCCTAAATTCAGATCCAAACTGTTTAAGGCTGCCGTAAAATCTAACGTTGACCATGCGTTATATCTCCAAATACTATGAGTGTGTTTAAGCCAATATCCATCATACAAATCACGCTTAGATAAGCGTTTTGGTGCATGATGAAGTACCATTTGATTGCCCACATAAATTGCCGCGTGATTGGGTACATCAGCTCCTATGTTGATTAAAATAACATCGCCTATTTGTGGTTCTTCTACTTGCTCAAAGCCGTGTTTTGCCATGTTATCTAGGTAGAGATTAAAGCCATCTTCCCACCAGTAATCGTCTCGTTCAAAGTCGGGTAAATTACAACCAGCTAATCGGTAAAAATCTCTAAATAGCGTGTAGCAATCCATTTCACCGTGTTTAAAATCACGGCCAATTAAAAATGGAATTTTTGGGAAAATATGGATTTGCTCATCACAAACTAACCAAAAATCTAACTGGCTATAAAGTTGTGTTTGTAAATCTGCTTGTGATAGTTTTGGCTCGCCTTGTGGGTGTGAGTGGACTAAGGCTAAAACCTCGCCTTTCTCACTTGCTG